GAAATTCCAGTCGCACAGCCAGCGCACGACAGTCTCATTAAACGTCTCGCAAATTAGGTCGGCGTCGGCCTTGATGAGCCGCTGCCAGGTCGCCGGCTCATCACTTGAGACGCTTAATTTACTGGCGGTCGAATCCGTCGCGGCTAACTGACTTAGGATGATCCGATTGATCGCCTGATCCATGTAACGGCACAACTCGGCATAATCACCACCGGCGGTCCGCTTCGCTTCCAGCAATTCGACCCGCATCCCATCCGGCAAAATCAGGCCGGCATCCGTGCGGATTTTATTCAGCGTTGTCAATAATTTGGTTTGATCTTCGGGCGGAGTCCCTGGCGGGAAAAATCCAGTGGCTGTTGGACTGCCAAACTTTTCGGCGGAAACGAGCCAGAATTTGACGCCCGCGCGCTTAAAGGTCACTGGCCAATACAGCCAATGCGCCAGGCCGATCCCGTAAGGATCATCGTTATGATCCGCGCCGGTCTGAAACACCCAGAATTTGCGCTCGGGCAGCAGCTCGCCCGGCTGTGCGTTCGCGGCGGTCGCTAATCGCAGCCGCATCGCGCCATCAAACCCAAAGCGGCGACGGTCGCGCACCCTGATCGCGGCGGGAATGATCTGCGCGCCATCCGTCTCCCACACGCATTCGGCCACGCCCAGGCCATAATAAATGCCGTAGTGCATGAGGGCGCTGACACGATCCCAGCCGATGTGCTTGAGCGTCTGCTCGATAAACGCCGCCGCGCTTTTGTCTGCGCGCCGCTCTCCGCCGGGGATGACCTCGGTTTCGGCGCACACCAGCGCCAGTCGCCGCTGTTGCAACGCTGAAAACACCGCCCAGTCGGTCAACAGGTCGCGGAACAGGTCATAACCCGCCAGATTGCGGTAGGTCGCCGTGTTGAGGATCGTGTCTTGCGGCGAGAGGCGCAGATCAGGCCGAACATAGCCGCGCGTGATGTCGCGGCCATCGGCCGTGCTGGCGATTTCATCCCGCACGGGCGCGGCAGGCGCTGCAAAGGCCGCGTTAACGCGCGCTTTAACAGGCCGTAACGGCGGATGGCGTTTACGCATAGGGGACCTCAATATCCTGCCCAATCCGCATAAGCACCGGACACGCTGCCCCAGCCGACCGTCGCGCCCTGCAACTCGCCGGTGGTCTGGACCGCGCCCAGCCATGCGCCCGAACCGAGCGCCAACGTCCAGAGCATATGTAGCGCATCCGGGCCGTCATCGTGATCGGCGGCGGGGAAATGCCGCAGTTGCTCCAGCAGGACGGCTTGACTGGAATGCAGCCGAATCAGGCCATTGGCGATATGCGGCTGCAAACTCTCGATGCGCAGCAGCTTATCGGCGTGTGGCACGAGGGGACGGGCGGGCACGGGCAGGCCGCGGGCGGCGCTGCGCTTAACCAGCTCGGTGCGGAAAAATTCTTGGAACTGCACGGCTTCAATGCCCCAGACCAGGCAATGATAGCGGGCGTGCAGGCTGATGATGTCTTCAATGATGCGGTCGGGCAGGCGGCGGGCGATGCGCGCTTCGATCACGTCCAGAATCCCGGTGGCGCGGCTGTAGCCCCCGACCAGGATGGCGCTAGGGTCGCGACTGGCGCCGGACTTGCCCAGGCTGGGGTCGCACGCTCCGAAAAAGAGCCAGTCGCGCGCGTCTTCTACCCAGAACTTAATCTGCCCGAACAGGGCGGTTTCGCTGTTGAGTGGATCGTTTTGCAGTTCGGAATCAAAGGCGGCGTGGCCGTCGCGGGCCCGGACTTTCATCAGCGCCAGCAGCGGGCGGGCCGCCGGCCAACTGACTCGCGCCCCGGCGTCCATCTCGGCGCGGCGCGCGCTATAGAACGAGTCAGCGGCTTCTTCCCCTTCGTTCAGCAACGATTCTTCCCACTGCTCCCACAGGTCCAGCCGCTGCGGCCAGTCCAGCATCGCCCGGAAGGTATGGCTTTCCCAAAGTGGGCGCTTGAGAGTGCGCGCCAGCACCGAATCGTAGTGCAACAGCGTACCGATATAAACCACGTCCAGACTGTCGTCCGCCGCGCCCAGCTTGAGCACGGTCTTTTTCAGCCAGTTGTCCAGCTTGTCGCGCTGCTGAGGACTGCGCACGTTTTCATCGTTTTCCAGGTCGTCCAGCAGCACCAGCCCGGGCCGGTGCGGGCCGTGGCGCAGGCCGCGCATTCGCTTGCCGCTGCCAAACACTTCGATCTTGATGTTGTGGGCGGTCAGGATGACGCGCGCTTGCCACACCCGCCCCTGCCCATAGGCTTCGGGGAAATCCTGTTGCAGCCGGGGGTTGCTGTCCAATTCGGCCTTGATCGCTTCCAGCATCGGCAGCGCCTGATCCAACGCGTCCATGACGATGACGATGTAGGGCTTGCGGGCGGTGACGGCGCACCAAAGCGTAAACAATTGAGTGGCGATGGTGCTCTTGGCTTCGCCACGCGGCGCCGCCAGCGCCAATTTACGTCCGCGCGGATCGTCCACCAGGGCGGGCAATGCGACAAACAGAAACTCGTGCAATACGCCCGGCGCGGCGGTGCAGTAGTGGGGGAAGTACGTTTGGCAGAAGAAGCGGAAGCCGTCCGCGCCGCTCAGCACGCGAGTGCGGCGGGCCAGGGTGGCAGCGGCGTCGAGCGGGAAGGCGTGGCAATCGGTTTCGATATGCAGGCGCAAATCGGCGGCCAGCGCGTCCAGTTGCGCCTGGAATTCCAGCGCGGAGGTCGACAGTCTAGGCATAGCGTTTCCGCAAGTCCGCGCCAAATGGCTGCAAAATATCCAAAAATGTCGCCACATGTTCGGGGTGATGATCGCGGATATAGCGCGTCAACAGATTCAATATCTCCAGCGCGATGCTGAGCTTATTGATTTTCGGATTCAGCCCTTCGGCGGACTTGCGGGCCATGTTCATACTAAACGCCAGTTGCGCCAGCATCGTCATTTTCTTTTCGCTGCTCAGCGTATTGTCGTCAGTGATGGCCTGCATAACGCATTGCGACTGCCGCAATAGCCCTTCCAACACCTGAGAAACGGCGGCTTGATAGCCCATCCCGGAGATCAGTGCGGACAGCCGCGCATCTTCCCAATCATCTCCTTTTTCGCGCGCTTGGGCTTTATAGCGGTAGAGGGTACGGAGCGGTAAATTCAGTTTTTCGCCAATTTGAGCAAAAGACAAGTTGCCGTGGACATAGGTCGCGCGGACCTCATTGCGCAAGGCACTGCTATATCTGCTCGTGCCAACAGAGGTTTTTTCCAGCGCATCAGGATGGCGGGCGCGCGGCATGTTATTTCAGCAGATACTGGAACAACTGTGTGCCGGCATAGCCGAGCATAGACAGCAGAGTCGCGATGACGCCCAGCAATAGCCGGCCCCGCTCTTTTTGTTCTTGTTCCACATGCGAAGTCAGTACCTGCAACACGCGCTGGACCCCGTGGTTAGTTTCGCGCAAATCAGCCTCGATGTTCCCCAGACGATCATCCTGTCCGTTCATGCGCACTTCTACGATGCTGATCCGCTTATCGAACTCGTGCTGGATTTCGAGCACTAGCGCATGCAATTCCCGCCAGGCGGCACGGCGTTCCTGGCCTTCTACATAGTGCTCAGATTCTTCATTGCCCACGGGCGACCCCCTTGACTTTTTCGGCCGTGCGATATGCGCCCAGCCCCAGCAAGCCAAACAACAGCGTCATGAGCGTATCCAACTCCAACGCCGGAAAATCATGCCCCGAGAACCCCATCAGTAAGGGGCGCGCCAGCAGTTGATAGAGCAGACCGCCCCCACAAACCCAGCCGACGAAGGGGCGCCAGCCCGAAATAAAGGGGTTCGGGCTGGACGCTTCAGTGGTATTGGTCTGACTTTGCGCCAGCGCCAATTGTAGATCAGCGTCCAGTTGCTTAAGCGTGCCATCCTGTTGCAATTTCAATAGCTCTAACTGAGCCTTGGCTTTGTCTTCGGGGTTCGGCCACAGGCGGTCGATCAGTTGGCTGCTTAGCGTGAGGATTGGATCAAGGAAGGGCGTCATGGCATTCAAGCCTGGAATTGGATGTCATCCGCGCCTTGAACCGGCAGGACTTGCGCGGCGGTCACCACCTGCACCGTTTGTTCTTCTCCCGCGATTCCGACATACGATTCTGTCCCATCCTTAGCCGTGAAGGAGAGCAAACCCGTCACAGGGACGGAAGTGGCGTCCTTTGTCTGTACCACATCACCCGTTTCGTGCTGCATAACCATATCCTCAGATCGATTCTTTTCTGTCAAGATTGTTGATTAGGGATCCCATCCTGCAAAAACAGCGCGCGCTCGGCGGCGCGGCGACGGGTCAGGCCCGCCAGCGGTTCTTTTTTTCCTGTGCGCGGATTGCGCGCCTTATTCCAGCGCGGGAATTCATTCGCGGCCATAGTGTAGTGGCGCTGATTGAGCTGGAATAACAAGCTGCTGCCCGAAAAGTTGGCAACGCCGAGGTTGAAAATGAAGCAGACCAGGGCGTCGAACATGCTTTGCGTGAGCGGCGCGGTGACAAATCTCCGCACAGCCGCCTCGGCAGTCGCCATGTCCGCGCGCAAGAGCAGATCGGCCTCGTCGGTGTCCAGCGGGCCTCCGAAATTGACGCCAGGCGGAACCACATGCCCCCAGCCAATCGTCAGCACGCCGGCGCTGTCTCGGTAGGGCGTCGGCGCAAAGCCGCCGTCCGGGCCTTGCTCAAAGTCGTACAGCAGCGCCAGCGCGGCGGGAGAAACAGTGTCAGGCATGAGTGGCACTCATTTGTAGCTGAGTGCCACTATAGGGGGTGATGATCAGGCGTTAAGCCTGTGTTATGACAGGGGCAACGGCACTCACGGCTGAGGGGCTGCGCATTCCTCACCTCCGCTTTCCCTGCGCCAAAACCGCGCAGATGTGTCGTTCCGATAATACGAATCGCCGCGCCAGTTCGCGTAGCGACATCCCTTGCGCCCGCAGCGCGTGTATTTGCGCATGGCGCGCCCTGGCGCGCCAGTGCCGGCCCGTCGGTACCCGGAGTTCCCCACTGCCCGCAAATTGGCATAGCGCCTGCGCGGTCTCCCATCCCAGCGCCCGCGTCAGGGCGTGCTCCGGCGTTATCCGGCGGGGCACATAGAGGCGCACACCACCGTATTGCCCCAGCAGCCGCATCAGCCCATCCTCCCCCAGCGCGCTCAGCAAATCCTGCAACACGCTGCCCTCTATGGCCGGCGCGGTAGCAGCGGGCCGCTCAAACAATTCGCCTTGGGATTTTGCGTGCATAACATCTATATATTAACTATTTGTCCAGCGCATTGACGCGCTGTGCCCATTGCTGGAGACTGCCAATGACGCGATGCGCCTGCGCTGCCGTCAGCCACTCCAGCCGCTCCACACCGATCAAGCGGCTGACGTAATGCAGCAGCGCGGATTGCTCTATACTCTGCACCGCGCCCGCCTCGATCAGCCGCAGCCACAGCCAGCGGATTCGGCGCAGTTGCGGCTCCCTGGCGCTGGGCGCTTTGGGCGCTTTGGCCGTTTTCGCGGGTTTGGGTTTCCATCCCAGCCGGCGAAATTCTTTGAGCAGTTGCAGGTGACCGGCAAAATCCGCATCGGCGGCGCTATCGACGCCGCAGATGCGTTGTACGATCAAGCGATAATCGTCATCGGCCAAGCCCAATTGCGCTTTTGCGATGTGGATTTTCGCCAGATTGTTTTTACGGGCCGCCGCCAGTTTGAGGTTAGGCACGAGCGCGCTCCTTTTCGTTTCTCTCCAACCGCTCGGCACGATGCTGCTGCCAGTAGCGGACCCAGTCCAGGTCTTCCTGGATAACGCCAGGAGTCTTTTCTGGAGTCTTTTTTGGGGGATGCGTCGGCCCCTGCGCCAGCCTCCAACGCTTCTTGCGCCATTCAAGCTCTGCTTGTTGATGCAATCGCTGTAGGCTGCGCTTGAGTTGCCATATGGTATAGGCTGGCAAGCCGGCTACTATGTGGCGGCGAGCGTACCAATAGGTGGGGGTTTGCTGGAAAAAGGCCAAAACAGCCGCGTCCATTTTCTCCAAATAGCTCAATTCGAAGGAGTTTTTGAGTGTAGGGTACGCACTGCGTACCCTACTGCTGCTACTGCTGCTCAATTCTATGGGTATCATCAGGCAGCACTCCAATCGACGGGGTCGGTGATGACGTTAAAAATGGCGCTGCGCATGGGCACGACATCGCCATGCCGGCGACACCAGTAGGTACGGATGACCGTACCCTCTCGATTCATAAAGGCATGTTCGGCCAAATCCACGCCCTTGCAATGGGGGCAAACCAGAGTACCGACCGCCGGGTTATACTCACGTAGATAGGGATGTTGTGGCATATCAAATGCTCCGAAACAGGGATATTGCCCGCTGCTGGGAGGGCTATCCCAGCAGCGGGAATTTGCTACTTGGCGCGGAAGCTGACCGACGTGCTTTCCTTAATGAGCACGCAGTCCCGCAAGCCGGCGCTCAGGGGATGATCCGGATCCAGCACGATCCCCTTGAGCTTGTCGGTCAGCGTGTACTCGACGCTCTCATCCACCAGGTCGGCAAAGCGTCCGCCCAAAAAGGCTTGGCATTTGTGCACATCCGAGAGCACGAACAACTGCCGGCTGCTAATGGTGGCCCGGCAGACGCCCTCGACGGTCAGGCTGGCGCCCGCGCCCAGGCTGTTTTGCAGCTTGTCGGTAATCGTGCGCAGTTGTTTCTGCAACGCCTCAATCTGCTGCTTTAGGTCCCAGCCGTCCACCACCAGCGCCACCAGGTCCGGGCTGGCGTGCAGGGCTTGGCCGCCCTGTTCCAGGATGCCCTCCGGCAACCGGCGGGCGGGTTCGTCGGGAGTTGTGGGCGCGGAGGCGGATTTGTTGAAGAACGAAGTTAACATCGGGTTATTCCTCTTGGGTTGGGGAAGGGGTTGAAGGAAAAGCGGTTTTCCCGGTCAGTTGCCGGAGCAGTGCTTTGAATTCCGGCGGCGGTTCGGCGCGGGGGCGGGGTGCTGGAGCGGCAGACGCCATGCTGTTTGCGGTTTCCAGCAGTCCGCTGACGGTTTGCAGGCCCGGAGCCACGCCTTCCCGGGGATGGGTCAGCCGTTCTTCCGCAGCGCGTTCCTGTTGCGCGGCGGCTTTCTCGGCCAGGTTCCAAACGGTCTGGAACAGATAGTTGTGGTTGGTGAGCGGCAAGACCTCGGGCGGCTTGGCCAATACGACATCCAGGCCCAATCCCCACAAGTCCAGGGGGACCACCCGGATCAAGCCATGCCGCCGGACTTGCGCGGACTTCACGGCCTCTGTCAAATCCATGAGCAGGCGGGTGGCCTTGGTCAGCGCCAAGGTTTTGCTGGGCGGGCTGAACAGCCGCAAATAGGCCAGCACGCGCCCGCCCAGCGTGGCGGGGAATTCCAGGGCGGCGGCCAGGGCCTTGTTGACGTCGGCCTGGGCGCAAAACACGTCCAGGTCGGCGCGCAGGCCACAGCCAGGGCAGACGCCGGGGAGCATGTCAGTCGTCCTCATCCTGATCGACGCCGCCGAACAACAGGAAGCCGAGCACGCCGCCCAGGACTATCAGTAGGAGCAACACTGCAAGCAGGCACATGGTCATGCTCCTACTTTCCGTATGCCCAGTTGGAAAAGATGATTTCCGGTACTCCGCAGCGAAAACTCAGCGTCGCGCTGTGGTCGGCGTAGATCGTCAGGTCGTACAGCCAGCCGGGGAAAAATTCGCCCGGGGCGGCCCCCTTTCCATAACGCCAGGCGCGTTCCGCCATCGTTTCGGTGCTGTTGGGGATATTCGTCCAGTTGTGCGTCATGGCGCAGCCTCCGGGGCGTTCAATAAATACAGAGCCAACTCCAGCCACAGCCGCAGCTTGACAGCTTCCTTGCGCGTCAGGACATAGCTGCCCACTTCGACACACGGGCGGTCGACTCGCACCTCCAGATCGTGCCAATCCAGGGCATAACCATAACGGGCGTCCATGCCAAAGGCGGCGCGAAACGTGCCGACCGTGACGGGGGTATCAGGCTGGGGGGGCAAGGGGTCCGGCGCGGCCGTGGGCAAATCCAGGTCATCTTCATTCAGGGGCCACGGAGCGGCGCAATACCGCGCCAATTCTTCGCGGGGGTCGAGGGGCGGGATGCGCGCTTCGACCGGCGGCTCGGGGATCGCGGGCGCGACAGAACACAGGGTCGGCGCCGGCTGGGCGGACTTTTGCGCTTGCGCACGGGGCCAGGATGGGCGGCTCATGGCAGTAAACTCCCAGGATTCAGGGCTTTATCCAACTGCACGCGCGCGTTGTGCAAATCTGCCAGCGAGGCGTGCTCAATCAGGGCGCTAGCAAAATCGCCCAGGTCAGCGTCGTTACAGTCCCAATCATCCAGGACGTTATCGACTTTTTCGGTCAGGGCTATCAGGAAGGCAATGGCTTCCTCGTGGGTCAGCCGTTGCATCAGGACCGGGGCAACAGGCAGGGGGGAACGGCAGTCCAGGTTGTCCATGTCATTTTCTCTCAGCGTGGTGAACACAGTTTTGGCAGGCGCGCCAGAGCCGCAAGTCGCGGGCGCTGGAGAGCGGGAGGGGGAGTTCTTGATAATGGCGACAATCGGCGGCGCCGATGACGATGCCAAAATGGGGACAGTGCCAACTATCCAGCGCCGCCCTCACTTTTTGTTCAACGCCCGCCAGGGTTTTGGCGGGGTATTTGCCCGCCAGTACCAGGCTAAGGGTGGTGCGCGACAGGCCGATACGCTCAGCGGCGCCGGCGATGGTTTCGCGGGCGACGGCGGCGCGGAGCAGCTCCAGCCAGTCCTGACACGGGTCAATGGGGAGTGGCTCAGACATGGGCGGTCTCCGCAGCTAGGCGATGGGTGACGCCGAGATTGGGGTCATACAGCGTCTGACGGCGCAGATTGCTACTGGGGGCGTGCGGGCCGGTCCAGCGCAGCACCACCCATTGCAGATAGCCGTTGCTGGTAGGCGCGCCACCGGGGGCGCGGGTTTTGTTGCGGAGCAGATAGCCCGCCTGCTCCAATGCCCGCAAGTAGCGCCGGACATTGCTCTCGGCCGAGCCTTCCGCGCCGGTCGCCGCCAGCCGTAACAACTCCCGCAAGGTAGTCTTGCGGCGCTGCCCCAACGCAGTCCAAACCCGGTGCCGCAGGGTTTTGGTGCTGATGCGCGAGGCGCGCCCGTGAGCGGGGCCGGAGCGCACTGCGCGCCCACTCTCCAGCACCGCCACGCCGGCGGGCAGGATGCGGTAACAACCTGCGGCTGGACGATCCAGCAACTCGCGCCGATGCAGGGTGACACAGGCGCTGCTGATATTTTTGGCGGGACGCTCCAGCCGTTCGGCCAATTCCGCCAGGGGCCAGTCGCGTTCAGGGGCGCGCGCGAGTTCGGCGAGAATGCGCTGAGCGAGCCAGGTCATAGCACTCCCTCCCGCCGCAGCTCCGTCAGCAGTGTCCCGACGTCTGCCAAAAATCCAGCCATCAGGATATTAATCACCCGGTGCCGCCCCTCTTCTATTGCTAAAACGGAAGCCATCCCCTCGGGGTCTTTAAGTGCGGCTCTCATGCCGGCCAGCGCGGCTTGTGTCAGCCGTTCCAGCAGCAATTTCTGCGCGCGGTCACGCTGTTCTGGGGTCATCATGCTGTTGGCGCTCCGGCGCTGGAGGGGTCGGATTTATCGGGCTTTCCGGCTTTGTGCCGTGACGCGCGCACGCGCCAATCATGAGTGAGCCGCTGCGGGAAGTCGGCGGCGCTGACGGTTTGCAGGCGGTTGCGCTTGGCGTGCCGTTCTATTTCCGCCAGCGCGTCCATGATGAGGCGATAGCGGCCCTCGCTTTCGGCGTGCACCTTGGCGATTAGGTCATCCGCCCAGACCAGGGGAGCTTCAACCAGTATTTCGGCCATCGTCCGCACGTCGGCCGGGGTGGCGGGGAGGAAGTCCACTACCTGATGGATGCGACTAGAAATCTGCTCGTGCCGCTGGATTTGGGTACGCACGGCGTCCATGCCGACAATGATGATGGGGATTTCGATCAGGTCGGAGAGATCGCGGAACACTTCCAGTACCTTGGCATCGCGTAAACAGTGCTCGATTTCGTCGATGACGATGGGGACGGGGTTGCGCCCCAGCACGCCCAGGATTTGGGCGAACAGTTCCGCATTGCTGCGCGAGGGCGCAATGCCCAGTTTTTCAGAGAGTTCGATCTGAGCGGCGCGCGGCGTCCACGCCGCTTTGGCGCGCAGATACACCGCATCGCGGGTGAGTGCCCACCATTGCGCCAGTTCGGTTTTGCCGAGGCCGGGCACGCCGGTGAGCAAGACCCACGACGCCTCGGACGCGCCGCGATTCTTGAGCGCGCTCATGGCGGCCAAGAACCGTTCGGCATTGGACGTGACAGCAAACTGATTTTTCATTACACTATTTTTCCTGGTTTTGTTTTTGCTTTACGCCGCGTTAACGCGGCTTTTTTTTTGCGCCTCGATCTCGACCAGTTGCTGGAATCCTGGGTCGGACGCCAGCAAGTCGGAGAGGTAGGCGCGGTCTTGCGCCGTGGCGAGGTCGGGGTGGTCGTCCACCCAGCGCCACAGCTCCAAGTCGGTACGGAAAATGGGCCGCTCATTGGCTGCGGCCCCCTCAGCATCGGCGGGCGCGGCGGGAGCAGCCGTCAATGCCGCCAGTTCGGCGGCGGCCTGCTGGCTTTCTTCGGGCGTGGCGGCGCGGCCTTCCAGCACCGGGCGCCCGGTGTGCAATTCCAAGTGCACTTCTTCCAGGCGCCGTTCCAGCCGGACTTGCCGGCCTTGCGCCCGCGCGCGGTGGGCGTGCTCCAGGGCGGAAATGGCCATATAACTGCCTTTGTTGCCGTCCAGTGCGGCGATGCATAGCAGGCGCTGATTGCGGTCGCGAATCCAAACGCGCGTGGGGTCATGCAAGTCGTAGCCAATCCCCACCGTTTCACCGTGGTAACCCTTGAGATCGGGGCTGTAATAGAGATTGCCGAACAGCCGCACCTGTCCGCGCACGGTCTTGCCGGTTTTGTAGGGGCGGAACAGGTCGGCGACCTCGTCCGGCGCGACGGCGACGAGACAACTGGGATTGGCGGCAGTCAGGTCCGCCCAACTTTCGTTGGGGCTTTGGTGGCGCTTCTGGCCGGTGCCGGGATCGAGGATCAGCGGCAGGCTGGAATGGGGACGGGCGTTGTAGTTAGCGACCGCCGTCTCGCAGCGCCGTAGAAAATCCGGCCACGCCGGCAGCAGTTTGCTCTCGCCTAGCCCCTTGAGGTCCTTGCGGGTGAGCTTATGCACGCGATTGCGGACTTCTTGATCCATGTCCGCCCCCATGTAGGTAGCGAACTCCTTGGCGAGGCGCACCCAAACCGTGCGATGCAGGCGTTCAATGACGCCGCGCGCTTGCGAATTAAAGGGGAGGGAGTGTTGCTTAGTGATGCCCAGCCGGGCCATAAAACCGGTCAGGGGCGCTTCCATCAAAACGTTGACGTACCCTGACCCGTTATCGACGTACAAAATCGCCGGAATGCCGCAAGTTTCAACACTGTGGCGTAGCGCGTCGAGCACGGCCAGGCTGGATTCGGCCAGGGCCACCGACCAGCCGACCAGGCGGCGGGTGGCGATGTCGATGGCGGCGGTGATCTCCGGGCGGAAGGGTTGCCCGTGGAAGGGGTGAGCGACTTCGGCGTCGAAAGTGTGCCCGTCCATCGAGTAGATTTCGGTGGGCCACAGCCCTGAAGCATCGCGCTGGCGATAGGGGCGCAGATTTTTGAGCGCGCGCGGCGCGAGGCGCCCGGCGTTGCGCTCGATGGCGTCCATTTTTCTCAAAAAACGCCGGGCGGCGCTGTAGCTGGGCGGCGGAACGCCCTCCGGCAACGCACCAGGGGCATCCAGTTGCTCAAGCGCCCATTTCAGCGCCGGCTTCTGCGGGCGTTGCCACAGCCGCAGCAGCGGGGTGGCCCAGGCTGGGACGCGAGGGAAGCGTTCCCGTGGACGCGGCGCGAGATCGGTCAGGCTGTGGGCGCGGTCAGCGAGCCAGCGCGCCAACGTGCGGCGGGACAGCACGCCGCCCTTGCCGTTGGCGACGGTCACCAGGGCTTGCAACTCCGGCGGGAGCTGCTCGGCGCGGGCCTCGGCAATCAAACCGTCCATCGCCGCGCCGGGATTCCCTTTTAACAAGCGCCGATCCAGTTCTTGCAGCAGCGCCAGGCGGGCGTCCAGACAACGGCGCTGCCAGTCCTTGAGGTGCGCCGTGTCGTTGCGGGCGGCCGCCGGCTCGGGAGAAGACAAAGCTGCTGCGCCCCGCGAAGTGGGGGAGGGCGCAGCAGAACCCGCTACCACCAGGGCGGTGGCGGCGGGCACCGCCCTGGCAGTTGGTAGGACCAGCGCGGGGGCGGAGAGAGGGAGGAGCGCGCCGCGCCGGGGGCGGACATCGGGCGGCAACTCGGGGGCTGCGGGGGCTTCGGGGTCTGCTTCCGCTGCGGGGACAACGGACTGAGCGGGGTGCCGTTGCCAGTACGCCGCTTGCCAGGCGGCGGGCAGGCTGGAGAGGAGGAGCTGATAGCGGTGGCCGGATGCGCCGCCCCTGCCTTTGACAGGGCGGGTGGCGAAAGAATGAAGGCGCTTGTTGACCGCCTGCTTACTGATCCCAACCGCCGCGATAACATCAACTACTTCGAGCCATACCTCTCCGTCCATGTCTCATTCCCCCACTTCCCGCCGCAAGTCGGCCATGACTTGCCTGGCCACCCCTCCATGTGGCTTGCGGTCAGTGCGCTGGCCCCAGCGCCGTACCACACTATAAACAGTGCTCGGCGGATATCCGCTTTCCAGCGCCCAGGCGTGGATACTTTTCCCGCACTTCCTTAGCTTGGCTTTGATGTTCATCGCACTACGCTCATAATCTATTCACTGGATAGATAGCATAGTGCGGAATTCCGCTCCTTTCAATAGGCGAGGTGCAGAAATGAGCACGATAGGTGCCCGCCTAGCCGAAGAGCGTAGGCGGCTAGGCTACAGCCAAACTAAGTTTGCTGCGTTAGGCAGTGCGGCAAAACGCACCATGATCGACTGGGAGAAGGATATTGCCAGCCCTAATGCTGCGTTCTTATCTAGCATCGCGGACGCTGGAGCGGACGTGCTGTATATCCTGACCGGACAGAGGGCAGGAAAAGTACTGCCGCCCAGAGAAGCCGCGCTTGTGGATAACTACCGGGCGAGCGACGAGAGGGGGAAGCGAATCATCGAACAGACCGCCTTTGCGGCGGCGGAACCGCTCGAAATTAAGCAGACAGAGGTAGGTTGACCATAGGTCCGCAATAGGTCCGCAATAGGTCCGCAAATGGTTGACCAATGGGGTTGACCAATGGTTGACCAATGGTTGACCAATGGTTGACCAATGGTTGACCAATGGTTGACCAATCCGCTCAAAAATCCACCAATTTGATGAGATTTCCTGTATCTGGCCAAATGAGATCGACACTTTTTGGAGGGGTCTGGAAACGCTGCCATCCTACGGCGCACATTAGTATATTAGAATA